TCTAGTTACTAGCTAGTTAGCATCTAACTATCTTTACAACTATCTAGATAACTTCTAGATTAGTTAGTCCCTATCAGAAGTCATTCAACAGACGTGCCATTTCCTCCGCTAACCTTTTCTTAGGTAGCACAGGATAACTAATTAAGTTTTTTATGGAGTCTAGTGTGGCATCTTCTTGAATGCCCAATCTATTACAAAGGTCGTTAAAATCTTCTGATGTAAAAAAATCTACTGCATCCTTAATTAGTAAATCATTTTTAGAAGCTATGTCTCGTATCGCTTGTTTGAGAATTGATTTGTCTAATTCTTTTTGCCCAATAAATTCTTTCATGGTGTGATAATAATTCAAGCTGGATTAAATTACAACTCTTCGCTATAACATCATTGTGAATTTTTTTTAACATCACTTGACCATCTTTGTATTTTATGTGCTATAGTGTGTGCAAGTGATTGATAGATTTTGGACAATATATGAATAATAAAAACGAAAAGCACGTTACCTTGCAAGTGGGTGACACACTATGGGAGATGTTGGCAGAGGTACACAGAGAGTTTGGGGTTAATAAATCTTTGCTCGTAAGAAATGTACTAGAGCATCATGTTAAGCATAAGAAAGATTTGCTGGTAGGGGCGACCAAAGAAATGGAAGCAAGAAGAAATGAACTACTAAGGCAAGCTAAAGAACTTGAGGTGGCTATCCAAGAAACCCAAGGACAGATAGTACATAGTGAGAGCATACTAAATGTTCCACGTGAAACAATAGTGATACCTGAAGTTAAATCTTCAGGACATGCGGTAGGCTTAAACGAAGAATCTAAAAAAATTAGGTTCAGAGAAAAAGTACCTTTGACTCAGGACTTTGTAAACGAACTACCATTTGCTACTGAAAGGGTTACTCATTCTGATGGCAGAGTTAGAGTAAAAGAACAATGGGTGCATTGTTCAAAAAATGCTGGTCTTTCTATAAGACAAAACGCTGAGTCTAATACTTACTACACAAGAGCAAAAAACAAAAAAGTGCAAGAGAATGTTATCAAGTGTGCAATAGGAGATACTAGATATATGACACTTGAGCAAGCTTTGAAAGTGCATACTCAAAACATGGAAGACATATTCAAACACAATGTAAATCCCAACAGGCTTAAAGCAGAAAAGAACAGAACAAGAAGCCATGTGAGTGAAGATGATTATAAAAAAATTACAAGCCACAACTGGAGTCGCTATGATTTTTACAGGCATGGAGATTTAGAGATAATGGGTATAGCATTGAAGGGAACTTTAGTCGTTGACCCAAAGGTGGTGAGCCAAGGCATTAGTAAGAACAATAAAGTTTTAACAAGCCAAGCCTTAGACTTGTGGAGGGATAGAGTTACAGACCCTAGAGGTGACTTTACGATACAAGATTTAAGAAGGCTACAACCCCATCCTGATGGCACACTTATATCCCCTATGGGAATGTTAACTAGACTGTGCAAATACATTTGGCATTATGGAACTAAAGAGGAAAAAGAACTCTTATTCTTGGAGGACAAATAATGGCATGGTGGTCAGACGAAGACGTAAGCTTTTACAGAGGTAAGTCATGTGTCGTCTGTTACGAAGACACAGGCAAAGGCGTAGTAACGTACCTCAAGGTATTTGACAGTAGTGAATCCGCAAAAGAATTTTACAAACAATGGGAGTCAGAATCAGGCAAAGGCTGGAGTACCTATCTTGATATGGACTTCTTTATAAATGACGAAGGCATAAGAGGTTTCTTAGAACTTCATAAAGATGCAATAACCCCAACAACTAAATTCAATTAAAAGGAGCGAGCATGAAAGCAAAAAAAGGTAATAGAAAGCATGTAGAAAAAAGCATGATGGAACTTAGAAAGATGTGTGCAGACCCAAGTATAGACCTCGATAAACATAGTCAAGATGTTTGGATGCAAAGCAGAAACTTTAGAAGGTTAGCCAAAAAGTTAGAAAGAAAGGGAGTCAAGTAAGATGAGAAAATTTAGCCATACAGGTGGAGTGGTAGGTAGAAGGACAAGAGCATTAGATAGATTGCAAAAGGTCAACAAGCCTAATCAAAGAGAACTCAAAGAAATTGAGATACTAGAAAAAAAACTTCAAGGAGTTAAAAAAGATGGAGTTTGAAATTAAGAAAGGTGTACCTCTACCTAAACACAGAGGTAAGCCAAGGAAGTACGACATACCCTTGGAGACTATGGAAGTAAACGACATGATAGAAGTACCTATGTCAAAAACTCAAGTAGCTAAAGAACACAAAACAATAAGGAACTTTGTTTTGAGATTTAAACACAAGAACCCTAACAAAGATTTTTCTGTCAGGCAGATGGACAAAGCTATTGGTATTTGGAGAACAAAGTGAGTGAAGTAAAAAATAATACTGGTAAATATTTTGATAAACACACTGCGGAGTCAGGTCATTGGTACTCACAAGAGGGTGAACCCATGTACACAATCGTTGGTGCTAATGGTAAAGAGAGACCAACCACATTAGCTGATGCTAGAAAACTAAACTTAGTGCCATCTGTTACAGGGATTATGGGTGTTGCTCACAAGCCAGCTTTAGAAAGGTGGAAGATTACTCAGGCGATAGAGTCTGCAATCCTAACCGAAATGGATGTTGACGAAACTATAGAGGAGTATGTAGCAAGAGTCAGAGAGCATTCTCAAATAGTAGGCAGACTATCAGCAGACCGAGGTTCAGAGATTCACCACAATATAGAAGAAGGCTTTCAGTCAGGAAAACCTTCAGACAGTTATCTAGCAATTAGAGAATGGCTAGATGAACATTACCCTAATGAAGAATGGATAGCAGAAGATTCCTTCTGTGCAAAAGAAGGCTATGGAGGAAAGATTGATTTGTATTCTAAGAATGGAATATTCATAGACTTTAAAACCAAAGATGGGTTACAGGGTAAAGACCCAAAGAGATTGGTATTTGATGAACATGGTATGCAACTGTCAGCCTACGCTCAAGGGTGTGGGTTTGATAAAGCCAAAAGAGTTTCTATCTTTGTAGATAGAAAGGAGACAGGACTTATTGCCTGTCACCAATGGGATGAAGCTTCTCATTCCAAACACATTGATATGTTTAATGCTTTATTAACATATTGGAAATTAACTAAAAACTATGACCCTAGTGAGGTGGGTAAATAATGAACTACTTTTTAATTAGACTACATAACAGGGATGGAGATAAGGAATACTACGACCATGTCCCTGTCAAAAGCGAAATGACTAATGAAGATTTGAAAGCCAACAAAGACTTTTGGGAAGAGTGTATTTTGGCTTGGAACTTTCATTGGATAGA